GAACAGTCTCAGCTATCAAAACATTGACGCACAAGGGCTAGCACTGATTGACGAATGGGCAGAATCTTGGAGTTACTATTTGATCAAAGCCAGTGCTGATCTTGCAGTAGAATTTGGTGCTTGCCCTGGAACACCTGAAACCAAGTACGGCCTAGGCATCACACCTAATCAAACCTATGCGTCAGCACTGGACGAGCTAGTACCACATCAAGAACGTATGGATTGGCAAGGTCTGCGTGAACAGCTTAAGACAACTGGCATCCGCAACTCAACACTGATGGCACTGATGCCTAGTGAAACATCAGCACAGATTGCCAATGCTACCAACGGTATTGAACCACCGCGCAGTCTAATCTCAATCAAGCAGAGCAAGCATGGCGTACTCAAGCAGGTAGTGCCAGAGTTTAAAAAGCTCAAGAACAAATATGATCTACTGTGGGATCAGCGTAGTCCAGAAGGCTATTTAAAGATCATGGCAGTGTTGCAGAAATATATTGATCAAGGCATCAGTGTAAACACCAGTTACAATCCACAGTACTACGAAGATGAGAAAATACCTCTCAGCACTATGCTACAGCACCTACTGTTGTTCTACAAGCTAGGCGGAAAACAGCTTTATTATTTCCAAACAAACGATGGCCAAGGCGAGTTGGACACAGACAAAATGATATCTGATAACAGCGTACAGGAATTGCCCGCCGTCGAAGATGATCAAGATTGTGAATCTTGTCATATCTGAGCAAGACTTGACGCTTGTGAAAGTTGCACTATATAAATGTTGACACACTGTGAGCAGTGTGTTAAAATTAACAATTAAAATCAAAGGATTATTATAATGAGCAGTGTATTTGACACCACCAACACAGTAGACCACACTACAGTAAAGGCGTTCCTTGATCCAAGTGGTGGCCCAACAATTCAGCGTTATGATACACTGAAGTACAAACAGTTTGATCAACTAACAGACAAGCAGTTGGGATTCTTTTGGCGTCCTGAGGAAATAGACATCTATCAAGATGCCAAAGACTTTAAGGCTCTCACAGACCATGAGCGACATATCTTTACTTCAAACCTCAAGCGTCAAATACTGTTGGACTCAGTACAGGGCAGAGCCCCGTCTGAAAGCTTTGGCAGCATTGTGAGTTTGCCTGAATTAGAAAACTGGATCACCACGTGGACGTTTTCAGAAACTATCCACAGCAGAAGCTATACACATATCATCCGCAACATCTATTCAAACCCCAGCAAAATATTTGACGAGATGATGAACATTACAGAAATTGTAGACTGTGCAGGAGACATTTCAAAGTACTACGACGACCTAATCGAACTGGCCAGTTACTACAATCTACTAGGTGAAGGTGTACACACTGTGAACGGTAATACTGTGGTAGTTGATCTTTATGAACTAAAGAAACTGCTGTGGTTGGCGCTGATGAGTGTGAACATTCTCGAAGGTGTTCGCTTCTATGTAAGCTTTGCATGTAGTTGGGCGTTTGCTGAACTTAAGAAGATGGAAGGCAATGCCAAGATCATCAAGTTGATTGCCCGTGATGAGAATCTACACCTAGCTAGCACACAGATGCTGCTCAAGCTACTGAAGAAGGATGATCCGGACTTTGAAAAGATTGCAGATGAAACAGAAGCAGCCTGCGTTCAAATGTTTATCGACGCAGTAGATCAAGAAAAAGCTTGGGCAGAATATTTGTTCAAAGACGGAAGCATGATCGGCCTAAACACACAACTGTTGAGTGAATACATTGAATGGATCTGTACACGCAGAATGACCAATGTGAATCTTAAAAGTCCCTACACCATCAAGAACAATCCGCTGCCGTGGACACAGAAATGGATTTCGGGCGCTGAAGTACAAGTGGCACCTCAGCAAACACAGATAAGTTCTTACGTTTCTGGCGGCACTAAACAGGACGTTAGCAGTGACACATTCAAAGGATTCAGCCTCTAATGTGGAACAATCCAGTTGCAGTTGAAGATGACATGCGTTCTATGGCAAAGTCTCTTGATTGCAACTGGATTGGCGCTGTAGTTGTTAACGCACACTCAGCATACGATTACAACAACTGTCATAATAATGTTAAAACACATACCACTATCTATGGCGGAAAGAAAGTAATTGGCTATTATTTTTTAAAAGGGTTTGGCGTTATACAAGCCATACGGCACAGTATATGGAAAGACGACAAACTAGTAGACATAACCCCATATAAAGATCACAGAGAACACATTATCTTTGCTGCTAGTTCTAATCAAACCGAGGATTATTCAATACCTAACTGTTATTCTCAGTCTCTTGCTAAATATATACAGCAGGAGAAAAATAGCGTGTATTATGTATATCAATTAGTAGACCCAAGAAACAGTCAACCCTTTTATATCGGAAAAGGCAAAGGTAGACGAGCCAAAACACACTTATGGGACGTTCCTGAAACTAGGAATGTTTATAAAGAAAATAAGATTGCTAGCATACGTGCATCTGGTAATGAACCATTAATTGAGTATATTGCTGAAAATATCATTGATGAAGATTTAGCGTATAATATAGAATCAGAGTTGATTAAGCGTTATGGCAGAAAGGGATATGAAAAAGACGGAATATTATCTAATATCTGTATAGATGCACATCCTCCTAATCACAGAGGCAAAACATACGAAGAAATTTATGGTGTTGAAAAAGCACAGCAACAACGAGAATTGCGATCGCGCCTGCAGAAAGAACGTGGAGGCTATGGGCCTAAACGTCACAGCGACGAAACACGCAAGAAGTTTAGTAAATTAAATACTGGTTCTGGAAACCCTATGTACGGCAAAACACAGAAGCAAAGTACAAAGGACTTAATAGGAGCCAAGGCAAAATTACGAGTTGGCAAAGGTAACAAAAACAGTTACACATATAAATTAACATCACCTCAAAGCGTTGAACATATTTTATGCGGCGGCGAAGCAGTAGAATTTTGTAAGAAAAACAATCTAAGTTGGAGTACACTAAAAATGCAAATACAAAAAAACTGGCCTATTCCTAAAAAAGGAAAAACAACGGGCTGGAAATTAGAAATAATTCAAAAAGGATTCAGTCTATGATAGAAATTTGGGGGAAACCCAGTTGTGGATACTGTGATGCAGCACGATCACTGTGTGAATCAAGGCATCTGAATTATAGTTACTACAGCCTAGGAAACGAATTTACTAGAGAAGAATTGTTAGAACGTTTCCCCGAAGCTAAAACTTATCCGCAGATCATTGTAAATGGATCAGCTATAGGCGGATACAAAGAACTGTCTACTTATTTAGAAGAAACCGGTTATAATGGAACTGGATGGGCATTGTAGTGTCAATCAAGCGAATCACCAAATCAAAATCACCAAGTACAAAGACTCGGGCAATGCGAGCAGCAAAAAAGGCAATCAAGCGTAAAAAATGATTATTGAAGCACCATATAAAACAAACGATACTATTACAATTCGAACAGCAGCTGGAGAAGAAATTCTAGCACGTTTCGTAGAAGAAAACGACAAAACAATCACAGTACAAAAGCCATTGGCATTGATTGTTAGTCAACAGGGCATAGGCCTCGGTCCGTTTACATTCACAGCAAGCCCAGATGCAAAGATTTCTTTGCGCAAAGAGTCACTGTTGTTCATTGTAAAAACAGACGCAGACATGGCCAAGCAATATGTTAGCAGCACCAGCGGCTTACAAATGATTTGACAAATTCTGTTGTTTGTGTTATACTATGATATAGGCAACAGAAAGGCCAAAAAAATGATAAACAACAACAAAGTAATCTTGACGGATTGTGATGGTGTACTCTGCAACTGGGAGTATGCGTTCTGTACATGGATGGAACAGCACGGTTACAATCAAATTGAAAACGGTAATCACTATTATGATCTATCAGAACGGTTTGATATCTCCAAGTCAGAAGCAAAGACCAAAGTAAAAATCTTCAACGAGAGTGCTGCGATTGGCTTTCTACCTGCACTGCGTGACGCTATGTACTATGTAAAGCGACTGCACGAAGAACATGGTTATGTGTTTCATTGTATTACCAGTCTTAGCCTTGATGACAGTGCTTACAAACTGCGTAAAATGAATTTAGAGAAACTGTTCGGACCCACAGCATTTACTCACCTGATGTGTTTGGACACTGGTGCTGACAAGGATGAAGCATTGGAACTGTATCAAGGCACAGGACGCTATTGGATCGAAGACAAGTATGAAAACGCAGTTGCTGGTTTGAAGTTTGGCTTGAAGCCTATACTGGTTGAGCATGGATTTAACATGAATGAACCTGTACTGGAAGGCATGGTCAAATGCTTGAACTGGAAAGAAATTTACGAGCATATTGTGGGATGAACGAAGACAGCGTACACGAACAATTAAAACTAGTATGGGCAATGTATCTTCGAGAACACGAGCGTTTCGAAGACAAAGGAGTCAAAGCTAGTGCTGTTCGTGCTCGCCAGGCATTACACGATATGAAAGATCTGATAGTCAAAAGACGTCAGGAGATCCAAGAAAAGAAAAAAGACGTTTAATAAATATACTATGAGAGGTAACACACAAATGAAAACTGTAGAAGAACTAAAAAAATATATTTTTGCCGAGTATGGTGTAAGTCCTGATAATTTTGACAGCGAGATATTAACTTATCGTGCAGTTTCGTTTGAAAAAAATACAGGATCAGTTATTTTAGCAAATAAAAATGCAGGTGAATTGTGGACTGTTAAACGCAACGGGCACAGTGTTGACTATTTCACTCCTACAGAACTAGCTGGCGCAGTTTCGCAAGGAGGCAGTCTTCTATATTATTTTATGCCTGAATCGCGAATGTAAAGAACAAATAGAAGGGTTCGAGGCAATTACACTAACTGGTGATGCTGAAGCCAGTGCGATCCGTGCAAGGGGTGCGGCACTGCGAGACAATCCAACACTGATTGAACTGGTACAGGCCGAGCGTTGGAATGGCATTCTACCTACCACAATGATTCCAGGATCAACAGTACCATTCCTTAATGTAGGACAGTAAACAAAAAAGATCAGGGCCTTGGGGCCCTTTTCTCTTGACTAATTGATCTGACAATGTTATATTAATTTATAGACACACAAACAGAGAGGCATAACATGCTAGTAGTATTTGATATTGACGGAACTCTTGCTAACATCGAGCATCGGCTGGACTATGTTCGCAGCAAGCCAAAGAACTGGAAGGCGTTTGACGCTGGCATCCCCAATGATGCTGTGAACCCTTACGTTGCGGCTGCGTTCTTTGCACTGCGTGACGCAGGACACGACATTGTGTTTGCCAGCGGGCGTAATGAGCGCACTCGAGATGCTACAGTCGCGTGGCTGGATGCCAACGAATTCTGGATGCCAAGTTCGCATCTGTGGATGCGTAAGGCAGACGACTTCCGCAGCGACGACATTGTGAAGCAGGAAATCCTGGACGATATTGTTCTTGCGTTTAATCGCAAGCCTGACATGGTGTTTGATGATAGGCCCAGAGTGGTTCGCATGTGGCGTGATAACGGTATCTTTGTGTTCAACGTGTACCAAGGTGAGGAGGACTTCTAATGTCTAAGCCTATCTGCACTGTAATGGTTGGCTTGCCTGCAATGGGCAAGTCAACTCGTGTTCGCGATATGAGCACAATAGATCCTGATGTGTTTGTCTACAGCACTGACAACATTCTTGAACGTATTGCTAAATTCTTGGGCAAGACCTATGACGAGGTGTTTGAGAAGCATATCAAAAGTGCTACAGCAGAAGCCGATATTGATCTTGCTTATGCTATCAAAGAACGCCAGGACATCACCTGGGACCAAACCAACTTGGGAGTTAAGAAGCGAGCAAAGATTATCAATCGTATGCGTCAGGCTGGCTATCAGGTTCGCTGTGAGTATATTGTTCCACCTGCAAGCGATTACTCAGGTGACAAGGAAGATTGGGCACAGCGTCTTGCAAATCGTCCTGGCAAGACTATCCCACAGCACATCTTGAGCAATATGATTGAATCGTTTGTGATGCCCACTGCTGACGAAGGGTTTGATATGATCACCTTCTATGATATGCACGGGGCCTTGCTTGGAATTGACTACGCAGAACCTGCTTGACAACAGTCTACTCTTGTGCTATAGTATGAGAGTAGACACAAAAGAAAGTAAAGATTATGAACTATCAATTCCCTGAAATCCGTCATCTTAATGATGTGCTTCCTCACATTGAAGGCCGCGACGAATTTATCGTAGCAGAGCGTGAAGGATATAGTGTGGTAAACTATGTGGTGGCTATGGCTGACACCTTCAATATGACTGGGCCGATGACTTAGGTGGTGCTGTTCGACGTGAGTGTAGAGGCTTGAAGTTCGCCCCAAGCGGTGAAATTGCTGCTCGTCCGTTTGTGAAATTTTTTAATGTTGGTGAAAAGGAAGAAACTCAGCCGCATTTAGTTAATCTATCACAGCCTCATGTTATCATGGAAAAACTGGATGGATCAATGATTCACCCTATGCTAGTTGATGGTTATATCCGTTGGATGACTAAAATGGGAATCACTGAAGTGGCTATGCAAGCCGAAGACTTATGGACATTAAAATGACTGTGAGTCTACGGTTAGGTGATGGCCTATCCTTGTGTCCTACTAACTGGCAAAACTTTATTCGCGACCTACGTGATAGAGGAGTTGAACAAAACAACCTTGAAGGCTTTGACCTTGATACACTAAATCAAGAACTCAAACAGTTCAAGGCACAATATATTCCCCAAACAAGAGTTGACTTTGCTAACGAAAAGTGCTATACTTTGTTTGTATTGAAATATGGAGGCCTATAATGGCTTGGACACTTTTTTTAGATGACATACGCTTTCCAGCAGATGTGCGTCACAACTATGGGCCTTATAAGGATCTAGTTATCTGCCGCACTATGGATGATGCTGTGTGGTGTGTGGAGCAATATGGCTTGCCCACTTTCATATCATTTGATCATGATTTGGCAGATGTACACTACATCATTGGTGATGGCGAAAAGACTGGCTACACCTTTGCTAAATGGTTCTGTGATTATATCATGGATCACAATCTGCGTTTGCCCATGGGCTTTGGATATTTAGTACATTCAATGAATCCCGTAGGTGCGGAAAACATTCGCAAGTATATGGAAAACTTTTTAAAGGCTTATGGCGATGCTTAAAAAAATTGTTGAATTTCCATACTTGGTCGTTCTTGCTGCTGGTATGATTTTGGGTCCTGCTTTTTGGTATGTGATTGGGACTGTAATTGCTGTTTTCGGACTTGGAATTTTATTAGGAGTAATGCTATGACTGATCCGTTTGGTGAATGTAAGTGTGAAAACAGATATACAATCGAGCCGCACGGTGATGGCTATGCTCTCTACTATGGTCGCTGTGTACATCGTCATGGATACAATCTTGTAAATATGACGGAGCCAGCGTGGAACTTTGAACCGAAACATATCGAGAAGTTGATCAACCTTGGCGATGCTGTGTATCAACAAAACCCTACAGGAGGACATGTGGCAGAATGAAAATGTATATTTGTGTATTAGATGAGTTTCCAGACTATATGACGCCTACTCTTGTGGCACATGCTGTTCTTGGGGCTCATTTACAATTTCAAAATGACGGACATTACAATAACTGGTTGCGTATGTCATTTAAGAAATGTGTGATTCGTGTTAATCAAAAAGAGTTTGATAAGATTGCCGCCCTTGATAATGTCTATCTAGGACACGAAAACACGACATTAGACGGGCGTAAGAGTTGTGCAGTAACTTATACCAAACTTACTGAAGAACTGCCAAATGTGTTGAAATTTGCTAAACTATGGAAACCAAAAGAATGACCGTTCTTAATACAATATTTCTACCGTGTGGATCAACTGCTCACTTTGACGGTGATTTCTCCTATCGTTGTGACAGTTGTTTTGCTGTGGTAGGCAGTATGGGACAGTTTAGAACTATACAAAAAATACATCAACCAAACCATAGAGTAAAGGAACATACAATGGTTACTAAAGTAAGAAACGATTTTAAGGTATACGAAGAAGTTACCACACTGGGTAAGACACTGTGGCGAATCCGCATAGGAGGCCGCAAAGGTGATATGGTCACCAGTTGTGTTAGTCTAGCAGAAGCAACAGAAGTTGCTCGACAGTTGAATTTGGATCCGTGGTATCTAGATCGCGGAAACACCAGAGCAGATCGAAATAGTTGACAAATCATAAAAAGAGTGTATAAATAAACTTGTAAACGTTGAAACAACGTGGACACATTCTGGACCTGGGGGCGGTACCGGGCAAAAATAACTCTTTTAGATAAATAATAATGTAGTTCGCGGATGGCAGTCCCAACTACTCTAAAAATACTAAAGGAGATTTCCAGCAATGACATATTATTTATATGTAAAAACACACAATCAAACAGGATTAAAATACCTAGGTCAGACATCTGCTGACCCATATACTTATAAAGGCAGTGGTACACGATGGACAAATCATCTTAAAAAACACGGTGCTGATATCTCTACAGAAATATTAATAATAACAGACAGTAAAGATGTTATTAAAGAAAAGGGCATAGAATACAGCAACCGTTTTAATATTGTCGAATCTAACGAATGGGCTAATCTTAAAATAGAAGAAGGCGACGGAGGATGGAGTACTTGGAATAAGGCGCCTGCTGCCCAAGCAGCAAGATTAAAAGGTGCTAAAAAAGGAGGTGGACTTCGATCAACTTCATTTAAGAAGGGCGACCCTGAAGTTGTAAATCTTAGTAAAAAAGCTAACGAATCTAAAGAAAGGAAGATTAGAGACAACCCTGATGTCTATAAGGAATCATACAAAAAAGTTTCTAAATATCAAAAAGAAAATAATAGTATGAAAGACAAATGCTGGTGTGTTCCAGAAAATCTTACAGATACTTCGAGATTCAATCTTGACAAACGAGTTTTTTCCGTATATAATATACAAGAAGGATGGATAAGGATTACAGAAGCAAGAGATAGGCTAAAGAGAAAGTCTGGAGTTTATGGAAATTTTTGGATCTATAATCCAACAACAAAAGAAAATAAATACACGAGCGGCGAGATACCAAACGGTTGGTATAAAGGTCGTAGAATGGAATACTATAGGAAATAATACTGTCTTATAGTTTAATCACGAATAGGTGATTGATGTACCGGACTTGGCTTTCGAAGGCCAACGCCTCCACCATAAAGCACATATATAAATGTGTGTTTTACTCCGGGGGCGAAAGGGATCGACGGGCGTTAAAAACTTATTTTTAGGTATTCGTGTTGACCTACGTTATTCAGTCAAACATTCTAAATGCAAACGCAAATAGAGCGCCAGAGATGGCAATAGCAGCCTAAGGGTATGTGAGGGTTTTGTAAGTTGAACCTAGTAACAGAATCAACTTACACTTACAGACGGCAAAAAGGTTTAACATAGTTTTATCAGCTGGGTAAGAGAATGTGCCCGTTAAACTGGGACTAGGACATTGGGTTACAAATAGTGGGATACAAAACGCACCACTCTGAAACTGTAAGTACCTGCTACACTTTAGCGCAGCAACGATGCTTGACACATACGCTAAACAATGCTAAATTAACATATACACATACAAAAGGACACACAATGAACAGAAAATCTCAACCCGTTGGAATAGTTACCACAGTGAAGACTGTAATTGCTATGCCACGAGAAATGTGGGACACAGTAATGACCATTGAAAATTCACCACTGAAGAATCTAGACCCTATGGCGGCTCATATGGTATTTCAAAGTCTAGCATTTGTATGGAGCGGCCTTTTTGCTGCTATGCTGGGCAGCTTTGTTGCGTTTGGCATCAGTGCAGTGTTTCACATATTGCTGATCAGTGGAGTTGCAATCACTGCTATCACATTCCGTGAAGCAAACCGCAACCCAACTTCCATAAACAAATTAGTAACAGCAGGCGCAAAGTACAACGGCCGTGCAAACAACGGTGAACATGTATGAGACAGCCCAAAGACTTCAGTGATAGAGTTGCTTATTTTTTAACAATGACTTTTCGTTGGTTCGCGGACACATTCTTCGCCAAACGCTATGGACATCGTGCAGTTGTTCTAGAGACTGTGGCAGGTGTTCCAGGCATGGTAGCAGGTATGTGGCAGCACCTACGCAGCCTGCGCAACATAGCACCAGACGAACGTGGCTGGATCAAAACGCTGCTAGAAGAAGCAGAAAACGAGCGTATGCATCTTATGATCTTTGTTGAGATCGCAAAGCCAAGTCGCTTTGAAAGACTGTTGATTCTATTTGCACAGTTTGTGTTTTGGCACTTTTATTTTATTCTTTACGTATTCTTCCCAACCACAGCACACAGAATGGTAGGCTACTTTGAAGATCAAGCAGTGATCAGCTACACTCACTTCCTGGAAGAGATTGATGCAGGAAGAACAGAAAATATTCCTGCACCCAACATTGCTCGTGACTATTATAATCTAGCAGATGACGCAACATTGCGTGATGTTGTAATAGCAGTGAGAGCAGACGAGCAAGGCCACGCAGAAGTTAATCACAAAATGGCAGACACACTATGACAAAACCCAATACAGAATTTGAACTAACAGTGCGTGACATCGAAATGATCGAACATGCACTACGTGATAGACAGCGCACAGTTACTGAATACAAATTAACTGCTGCTGACATTGAAAATCAGCAGCTTGCGGATCGTGAGCTAAAGGAGATACAAGATCTCCTCGGTCGGCTTCACAATCAAAAAAACTTTTATAGACCAAAAACAGAAACTTATGTCGGCGGATGAATTGGATCGAAATAGATCGAATGCTCTACGGCATTATAGCAAGGCACGATGCCGTAGAGGATATGCTTAAAGAAGCAGAAAAGCAGTTCAAATGGAACCGCAGTCAATCAGAAGCAGCAGTGTTACCGTTGCTAGAACGCAACACTTTACCCAATATTGTTGCTGAAAAGCCTACTAAACAATCAAAACGATTGACTAAACGCAAATAACTGTTATAACTATAATAGTGAAAGGGCAAGCATCAAACTTGCCCTTTACTGTTTAACACATGTAAAAGGAAATAAAACATGCGCAATCTATTTATGGCAACTGTAGCCACACTATTCGTAGCAGGCACAACCACCGCAGCAGAACTTGGTGGTTCAGTTGGCGTTGAAATTACTGAAAACACAGCTGGCAACTATG